CTTTAACAACATTACGATGCTCCTTTTTGCTTGTTTACCTTATCGTTTTCAATTCTAAGTTTTTCCTCGTCTGTAATCATACCCCTTTCAATCTTTTGATTTTCTAATAAAGCTTTTGTTCTTTGAATATCACCCTGCTCTTGTGCAGACTCAGCCTGAGATTGTAGCATATTTTCAATATATTGAACCATCTTATCAGAACCCTTTATCGGTGCATACTCAACCAATGTCTGTATATCAACCAAGGATGGGTTAATCTGACCAATAACATTAACCATGGCTAACATCTTGTTAAAATTCTCTTCCTTGTTGGTTACATTATCCTCACCCTCATCAAGCTCAACATAAACAGACGGGTTTTTAACGCTATTAATGGTTTGACCAGCCATGGTAAGATTTATGATTGCCTCAGAAAATACTCCCTCCTGTTTTAAATCAATAATTCTATTGTCCTCAGAATAAACCCAACCAAAATTATCAAGAAAATCTTCAGCCAACGCTTTTCTTAATCTTGATAAATTCTTAAAATATGGGTTAATCGCTGCTGCAGCCCTCTCAACCTTTGCCTCAAATAATACACCCGATTCTCCACTCCTTGATGTCTCACCCTTCATTGCCTCACTAACCAAGCTAACCCTCTGGGCATATGCAAAAGAGTTCTCACTGTTGGTTAAGATATCGGGTGGAACCGTCTGTGGTGGCATCTTTTGTGGCATCAGCTGTGGATTGTTTAACTCATAAACCTGATTTGGTTGGTTACCATGGGTCTTGAGCTTCTTAACAGTTTCCTTCTCCCTCTTATCTATGAATATTCCACCAGAGAGAATCTGTGTTACATAATCCCTTACCTGAGATTTAGCCTTATTAACATCATCCTGAACATCCATCAACAAATCAACCAATGATGTTTGTTCGGAGACCTGCATATTGTAGTTATATGAAAAAACTGGAAACACATCAAAGTTGGATGTGGGATTTGGCATATCCATATCCAAAACAACAGCCTCCTTAAAGAAGGGTATTATTGTGGTTATATGAATTCTATCATCATCAAACTCAGATATTTTTTGTATGTTGGGATTCTGTGATGATATCTTATTAAAATCACTCCTTGGGATGTTCATATAATTTTCACCATCAAAAATACGATACATCTTTCGAGTAACCCTCTCCTGCATCTCTAAAATCTTATACCTATCGTTCTCCTTGTCGTAATTATCGGAGTTGGTTGAGCTGAAATCATTATTTGTGAATCTCTGAAAAACTGTGGTTAACTGGTTCCACCAGCTTACCTTATCAACATCCCTGTACTCCTCTGGTTTTAACCCATACTTTTCTTTTATTACAGATAATGGTTCCCAACCCTCTTTGATTATCCACCTGCATTTTTTTAACCTGTAATCAGACCCCTTGGTCTCTGGGTCTGGGAATACCCTCATATTGTTTAAAACCTCATAGTGAAAATCTAAATACCCATCATCACTAATCTTAAAACCCCTCTGAATCCATCCACCAACCCTTGTGCTTAAAGCATCAACAAAGGCAATCTGAAGTTTATCCTCCAAATCGTGTTCATCAACCATGGAGTTCCATCTGCCCTGAATTATATCACAAATATCAACACTTTCGGTTGTGGTCGGCTTGAACCTTGCCCTTCTTCTGTTAAGTTGTTCGTTCCCCTGTAATGTTGAAATTATGGGAACAATGATGTTGTATTTTAAGGTAGGCTTTTTTAGCTTTTTAGCATTAGTTACCTCTTCACTCGACCACGAATTATTGTTTACATATCTAACAGCCTTCTCAGATGCAGTTCTTGCTTCTGTAAAAGCTCTTACAGCGTGTCTATAAGACTTTAGAACCTTATCTGACCTTGTTGTCTTCCCCCCGGTTGAGCCACCGACCCCACCGGATTTGTTTCCCTCGTCAGCTAAAGTCCAAGTCTCGCTTTTATACCAACTCGATGTTGTAGCCAATTATGATGATTTCCAATTTCCTACGTTGTTTCCTCTATTTTCAACTCTATAACGCCACCCTCTCTCACTCTCACTTTTTTCCGTAACTCCCTGAAGTAACTTAGTACACCCATAACGCAGAGCATCATAATGGTGGTCTTCAGAATGTGTATCTATATCTTCAGGGTCATTTTCAGCTGCTGGTAAATTAGGTATAGTTTCTATACATTCGCAACAGTTTTCTGTGAACCTTATTTTAGAATCTCCCTTAAAAGGGGTTTCAAAACACTCATAAACGACCTTTGCACCAGATTTTCTATCATTATTGCCCTTTGTTAA